TCTGGTTTACAATTATTTTCGATATGCATTTTTTCAAAATCTTGCCATATTTGATCTACTTCTGAGATCATAAGTTAGATTTTAACACTATAATAACTTATATTATCTTTAATATTGTTTTAAAAACGCAATTTATTCTTTTAAATTAAAATAATAAGTAGTAATTAAATGAAAAAAAATAATTTTAACATTTCTCTAAATCGTGAAAAATGTATTTTAAGTGTTACTATGGAAAACTTTGAATACAAAGAAGAAGATTTTGACGAGTTTTTAATTTCTTTTGAAGCAATGTGGTTATTAATTAAAAACGAAAAACTTATATGCCACTTATATATAAATCTCGAAAATTGTTTAGGAAATTATAATTATCCTTTACAAGTTTATATTAAAATGGCCAGTTGTTTATCTGATTTGACTGCTACATTTAATTCACATTGCCACGGAATAGCCATTTTAACTAAAGAGCCAGAAATTTGTACAGGAGTTTATAATATTATTATAAAACTGTGGCACCCTCAGCCGCGTAGACCTATACTTTTAACAGATAAAATGTCTGAGATTAAATTATTTATGAAGTCCAATAAACTTATTATATAATTTTTAATTTCAATTTTTTAATTTATTTCATTTTTTAATTAAGCATAAGAATTAAGTATCAAAATTTACTGATTCACTATGTCTATTCCAGAAACACGTGCTCTTAAAGTTGTTACTTGGAACGTCAACGGTATTCGTTCTAGAATTTTCAACGATAAAATCTCTTCAAAATTAAAGAAAGGAGCCTTAATGGAGATTCAAGAAAAAAGTCCTATAGACATTCTTTTAAAAGAGCAAGATCCTGATATAATTTGTCTTCAAGAAACGCGATGCAGTATTTTAATTTCTGAAAACTTTAAAATACCTGGATATAATTCATATTTTAATCAATCAAAATCTATCGGAGCAAGAGCTCCAGAGAGATATTCTGGTACCTGTATATTTTATAAAGAACATCTTAGTGTTAAAGAATTTAACATTCAGATACCAGGGTATGAAGACGATGAAGGTAGAATTATAGTCGCACACTTTGAAGATTTTACAGTAATTAGCGTATATGCACCAAACTCCGGATCTAATTATGAAAAAAAAATTGTGTTCATAAATTGTATGATTGAATACTTAAATTCGCTAACCGGCAAAGTTATCTTTTGTGGAGATTTAAACATAGCTGTATCCACACATTTTGATATTAAAAATACAATCGCAATGCCCGGAATATATCCTCATGAACTAGAATTTTACAACAGTCTTTTAAAAATTGATTACAGAGATTGTATTAAAAATGATGAAATAGTTTTTACCTGGTGGGATACACGCCGTGCTAAAGAAAATGGTATGTCTATTTCTAGAAATAGGAACGAAGGTTGGAGACTTGATTATTTCTTTACTAAGAATATTAATCAAGTATCCAGTAAATGTTTAAAACACGTTGGTGAAAATAATGAAAATATACCTCTTGCTAGCGATCATGCTCCCGTTGTTTTAGTTGCTATACTCTAAAAAAAGATTGAATAAATAAAACCACACCACAATCCTAACATAATTACACCAAATAACGCAGTAAATTTCCATACAAAAGAGTCTACGTCATTCTCTCCACAGCTGTTGTTGCTACAGCAACCAACTGTTACCGCATTTCCGGTGCTTGCATATCTCAAAGTAGTCAGCGAAGAAAAAATAAATCCAATTGATGTAATTATAGTTGTTAACACGATAAAATTAGTCAAGTTAACGAATGGCGGGGCGTTGTTGTTAAAGGTAGACATTTATTTATTATTAAATATTTTAATTTTAGAATTTATTAATTATAATTAAACAGTTTCCCAAAAATCTTTTATCTTGAAATTCAAAATTTTTGTATAGTCCTGTTTTAAAGAATTCATCTTGTCTGTTAATATATCTATAGTGTCTTTGCTAAACGAATGTATTTTCATGTCTGTAAGATATCTGTAGCTATTTTCAATTTTAGAATATTTTTTTATCTCAAGTTGAGAATTTATACAATCTAACGTTTGTCTAAAAACTTTAATATTTTCGTAAATTACGTCATTAATAAATGTAATTTTTGAAGTGATTATATCCAGTTCATTTTTAATCTTATTAGTTATGTAAGTTTGTCTTTTGAAAAAGTATTCGTTTCTGATTCTCCAAAATCTATAGATTAATTCTTCTGCGCTCTCCATTTTTACTATTTTATCATTTTCATCAAAAACGTACATGTTTTTTCCTGAAATATGTGATACCAATTTTAGTTTTTTTTCTATTTCTCTGTTGTTTGTCCATTCTATTATAATTTCAAGAGGCAAGCTTAATTCAAAGTGAATACTCGAATCTGTAGAATTATTTTTATAAGAATAAATAATCTCGTCTGTTTCAAGTTTATCTAGGAAAATTTTATAATCTTCAGTCCAAGAACCTATAGGTAATTCAGTGATTATTATTTTATTATTTTTAACTTCAAATATTCCATGTGAAGTCCATTTATTGGTTTCTACTTTTGTTATCTTTCCTGTGAATCCTTTGTACCAGGGGATTAATTCTTCAATCTCGCAGTCTTCGTTTTCAACTAATTTTAAAAGTCGATCCTTGATATCTATAGGATTAAAACATGGAATGTCTGTAGAAAAGCCTGTACCGATTCCTCTCGCTCCGTTGATCAAAATTAAAGGCAAGTTCGGAACATAATACCTGGGCTCGATAGAAAATCCGTCGTCGTCTAGATATTCAAGAATATTAAAATCATCGGAATTAAATAACTCTTTGAAATTCTTGGAAAGGCTTGTAAATATATATCTTGGACTAGCTGAATCTTTACCTCCAAAGAGTCTTGTACCAAACTGTCCAATAGGTTCTAAAAGATTGCAATTGTTCGAACCCACAAAATTTTGAGCCAAATTAATAATCGTATCTTGTAGACTTGCTTCGCCGTGATGGTAACTAGACACCTCGGATACATATCCAGACAATTGCGAAACTTTTATTTCACTGGTAAGATTTTTCTTAATACAAGCAAAGATTACTTTTCTTTGAGAAGGTTTCATTCCGTCGATATAACTTGGAATAGATCTCACATTATCCGCTATAGAAAACAAAACCAATTCTTTGTTTATCAGGGTTTTAATATTAACTTTACTAATAGTGTAGTCAAGTGTTTCAGGATTTTTTATATTTTCTAATATCCAAAGTTTTCTAGCATCCGATTCTGTTTTGCTAAACGCTAAATTTAGATATTTTTCATCTTCATCCGAACAATTTTTATAGTCAAGCGTTTTCATTTCTTTGAAATATTCTTTTGCTTCGATTGTTGTACTTGTTCCAAGTCCCTTGTAATATTTAATTTTAAACTTAGATATATCGTTTGTCTCTTTCCAAGAAACGTAATCGCTTATGTTATAAAAAGGCTTTACTATATTTTTGTAAGTAGCTTTGATAACTGGCGTTATAAGTGAAGATACAAAATCAATTTTTAGTAGTTCTGGCCATCCGTCTCCAATAAAATTAACTATAAGACTTTTAATATGAAAACCGTCAGTGTCCGCGTCGGTCATGATAAGTATTCTTCCATATCTAAGTTCTGAGACGCATTTATATTTTTTCCCAGTCTGTAGGCCAATTATTTTTTTTATATTATTTATTTCTTCGTTGTTCGCAAGCTGAGAATAAGTAGCAGTTTTTGTATTTAAAAGTTTACCGCGAAGTGGAAAAACTCCGTAGTGATCTCTTCCTATAACAGAAAGACCAGAAATAGCTGTGGCTTTAGCTGAATCACCCTCTGTGAAAATAATTGTACAGTTCTTTGAATCTTTTGTTCCGGCTTTATTCGCATCGTCAAGTTTTGGAATTAGAATTCTGCCTATTTTTTTACCGTCTGTTTTTTGCAATGACTTCTTTTCTTTTGCTTCCGCCAAAGCCAAAATACTTTCGATTATTCCTAATTTAGCAATTTGTGAAATAAAATCATCAGAATATGAAAATTTTGTTCCAAAGTCTGCTACTTTCGTAATGTGTTTTTCTTTAGTTTGTGAAGAAAAAATAGAATTATCAATTATGCAGTTTATAAAAACAAACAGGTGATCTTTTATGTATTGCGGTTTTATAGTTAAATGTTTGTGTTTTTCTTGAATAACTTCTGTTAGTTTTTTAATAATAGGGTTAATCACGTGATCTACGTGACTTCCTCCGTCAGATGTACTTATTCCGTTAACGAATGATATACATTGAAATCCATTTTTCGAGGCGGATACAGATACTTTCCATCTTTCGTTTTCTTGAATAACTCTCGGATTTGTTTTAACTTGTCCGATGTATACAGAGATGTAATCTGAAAAATTTTTAATAGGCAATTTTTTACCATTCAAATATACATCTACGGTTTTAGGTGTAATAGCACAGATGTCGAATACTCTTTTGATTAAAACATCTAATGTATCGTCGGATAGGCCTTTGATTCCAAATTTTTCAAAATCTGGGCAAAAAGTAATCTTTGTATATTCCTTTGTTGAATTTGTGATTATAGGTTTACCTATTACACTTAAATTGTTCTCAAATGTTTGTATATATTTTTTACCTGATTTAGCGGTCTCGACTGTGAAAGATTTTGAAAATATAGCAGTTAGTTTAGCACCAAGACCATTTAAACCACCGGTGGTGCGTTTGACTGTATCATCGTAATTACTTGAAGTGAGAAGATTTGCGAATATTAGCTCGGGGATATATATTTCATATTCTGGGTGAATTTCAATTGGTATTCCAGAATCGTTGTAAATCGAAATAGAATTATCTTTAATTTCAATTTTTATACATTTAACAGTTTTATTTCTTTGTACTTCATCTGCAGCGTTTACCAAAATTTCGTCGAATATTTTGAAAATGCCGGGATTCCATTTACACATTTTCATACACGCAGTATTAGTTTCTATATCAACTATCCAACACTCTGCTGTTATACATTTAGTATCTCCTATATACATACCAGGTCTAGCCAACACATGTTCTATTTGTGTATATTTTTTATAAGTATCCGTCATCGTATTTTATTAAAATATCGCTTATTTTTTTAAACTATTTTTTTTTTAGCAATAATTATTTAATCTACGCCGAACTAGATAGCTGATAGTTCTTCAATGTATTTATTAATACACGATTCTGTGCGTGTACCGATTACTTTTTTAATTTTTTTACCAAATTTAATAAACGTATACGGAAGTGTATAAATTTTATTTTCCATCAAATATGATTCGAAATGTTCATTGTCTGTGCAAATGTAATAAATAATAGAATTTGGTATATTAACTAAAATTTTATCAAGTTCGATACACTGAATACACCAATCTGTACCAAATTTAAAAAATACAACTTTATCTCCATAATCTAAATTAATAAGACGATCAAATGTTTTTAGATCATTAATAGTAACTCCCATAATATATTTTATAATAATTTAATTTGTGTTTATTTAATTTAGTTTATTCGGTTTATTTAATTTAGTTCATTCGGTTTATTTAATTTAGTTCATTCTGTTTATTTAGTTTAATTTTACGGTTTATTTTATAAATACATTATAATAATGGGATTTTTGGATTTTTATACATTAGATTTAACTCACATCTTAATAATTCTTTTTACAAGTGGAATATTTTATCTCTTATTAACTAAATTAGATAAAGAAGAAAATTACAAAAAAATAGTAATTGTAGGGTCAGGTGCATTGGGAATAATAATTAGCGTTCTTTTTTCATACTATACAATAGAGCCAGACAATCCGTTAACTGAAAATTTTTTCGGATAAAAGTTATTTCGTGTAACGATTTCTTATTAAAAATATTACTAATTTAATAATGTCTATTAGTTTATCAAAATTTAAACCACGAAGTATAGAAGAGAGAAGAACTAAAGGAGCCGGGCCTCCAACTATTGTATTTATTGGAAAACGCGGTACAGGTAAAAGTACTCTAGTTTCTGATATATTATATTATATGAGGCGCATAAAAGCCGGTGTTGCTATCTCCGCTACCGAAGACGGGAATGCATATTACTCGAAGTTTATACCAGAAATATTAATTCACTCCGAATACAAACCAGAAATAATACAACAGGTTATCACTAGACAAAAAAAAGTTATTAATTCTGATACTAAGACTCCCGATGGGGACGTTTTTGTTCTGTTGGATGATTGTATGTACGATAAAAGAATGATTAAAGACGTAAATATAAGAGGAATATTTATGAACGGAAGACATTGGAGAATATCTTTTATGTTAACTATGCAATATTGTATGGATTTACCACCGGATTTAAGATCGAATATAGACTATATATTTATTTTACGAGAAAATATTATTCAAAATCAGGAAAAAATATATAAAAATTTTTTTGGAATTTTTCCACATTTCAGTGTATTTCAAGACGTTCTCAATAGTTGTACAGAAGGTTATGATTGTTTAGTTTTAGATAATACATCTAAAAGCAACAATATTCAAGATTGTGTATTTTGGTACAGGGCAAAACCGAGCAGGGATTTTAAAATAGGGACAAAAGAACTTTGGAAATATTGTAAAAAAAACTATGATGAGAAAAAGGCAAAATCTATACCAGAGTACGACAAAAAACAAATGAAGAAGAAAAATACACCCACGGTTTTAGTCAAAAAAATTAAATAAGTTTATTTAAAAATTAATTAAATATAAAAAATATAATATATAATTTATGGATAAAATTGAAAAATTACTTAAAATACCTCAATACGAGCAAAGATCGGCTGAGTGGTTTAAGCAGCGTGAAAATAAACTTACAAGTTCTGATGCCGCAACTGCACTAGGTATCAATCCATATCAAAAATCTACAGAAGTTCTTTTTAAAAAATGTGGTCAAGATTTAAATCCGTTTGTTGGAAATGTCGCAACTTTACATGGACAGAAATACGAAGATGAAGCTATACAAAAATATTGTAAAATTACAGGACAAATCAATTATAATTTTGGACTAATAGCACACGAAGACGTATATAACAATAAAGACTATTATTGGTTGGCGGGTTCTCCAGATGGGATTGCTTTATCAACCTCGGACGTTAATGCTAAACCGATTCTACTCGAAGTTAAGTGTCCATATAAACGAGTTATAAAACACGGTGAAATTCCGGATTATTATTTTCCGCAAGTCCAGTTAAACATGTTTATATGCGATTTGGATTTAGCAGATTTTATTGAATATAGACCGCCAAATGAGATTAATATTGTTCGAGTTAATAGAGACGAAAAATGGTTATCCGAAAATTTAAAAAAACTAGAACTTTTTTGGAAAGACATAGAGTTTTATAGAATTAATGATATAAAAACTCATCCAAAATTTCCTGTTAAAAAAAATATTTTAGATTTAACAGATAAAATTTTAGAAGAAAATGACTCCGAAGAAGAAATTACATTAACGGGATATTTTATTAAAGACGATTCTAAATGTAAACCTCAAAAAGAAAATTCTAAATGTAAATGTAAATGTAAATCTCAATATTTAATACTTGATAAATATAGTATTAAAGACTTATAAAATTTAAATTGCTAAAAAAAATAAGATTTAAAAGATTAGTTAATAAAATCATTAACAATGGGCATCCGCGGCCTAAACAACCTTATCAAAAAATACGCACAAGAAGCTGAAAATGTGCATGATATCAAAAAATACAAAGGATCCGTTTTTGCAATTGATTGTAGTATTCTTTTATATAAATTTAAATACGCATCTCGTGTAGAAAATTCACATCTAGTAGGAATAGTAAATCGTATTAAATATTATATGTCTAACGGGATTCTTCCAGTTTTTGTATTTGATGGAAATCCGCCTGATGCTAAAAAAAATACTATACAAAAACGACACGACACTAAAGAAAAACTGTATGTTAAAATTGAAGAATTAAAAATTTTACAAGACAATTCTGAAAACGATGATGAAAAAAAAACCATAATTGACGAAATAGATAAGATATCGTCACAAATAATAAGAATTAAAAAATCGCATATTGTAGAATGCAAAGAACTCCTTGAAAAAGCCGGAATACCTTATTGTACCGCACCCGAAGACGCTGAAAAATACTGCGCTTTTCTACAAATTAACGGAATTGTAGATTATACTATTACAGACGATACCGATGCTTTAACATTTGGCTGCGAAAAAATTCTAAAAACATCCATTAATAAGATAGTAGAAATTGATACATCTTTAGTTATTGAGAAATTCGGGATGACCATGAATATGTTTGTTGATTTTTGTATTTTATCTGGATGCGACTATTCTGATACTATACCAAGTATAGGCCCGGTTTCGTCTTTCAATATTATAAAACAATACATTACACTAGAAAATTATATAGAAAAACTCGGTTCAAAACCTGAAAATTTCAACTTCGAAATAGCAAGAAAAGTATTCAAGGAATTTGATTATGAGATACCTCAAAAATTTCAAATTACTAAGTCTAATAAAAAAGAACTATTAGATTTTTTAGAAAATAATAATTTTAAAGAAAATGTTATTTCAAAATTTTTAAAAATTCTTATTTAATTTAAAAAAAAATTATTTTCTTTTGTAATATTAAAATAGTATAATGTATGACGATTATGAAGATATGTATTTTGGTAAGCGCCGCGTAGGTCGCCCCCGCAAAGGCGGTAGATCTACGCGTAAATCGGTTGTAGTAAAGGGGCGCAAGCGTAAGGTTTACAGGGGAAAGAACGGTGCGTTGTATTACCGTTCGCGTTCTGGAAAGGTTTATCTATCTGCTCGTAAGATGATGAAAATGCGTCGCGGGGGTCGCAAGGTTCGCAAGGGTCGCAAGGGTCGCCGTTCGGGTCGCCGTCTAAAGATGACCAAGTCTGCCATTGCCGCACGCGCTGCTTACCGTCGCCGCAAGGCTCGTATGAGCTTTTTCGGGTCGTGGTAAATAAATATTAAAAGTAAAAAAATAAAAAGTAACAAAAAATAATTGAATCGTATAATCAATTATTTTTTGTTATTATTAATTTATTAATTTATTCATTTAATCAATTCATTTATTTTAATATTTTCTCTTTTAATGCGTAACATTTTTTCGATATATCTCAAAGAACTTGGAAAAGTTTTACTAACTCTAATTATTATAATTTCATTTTCATTTTCATTTACACCAACGTCAATAACACATTCATTTTTGTAATCTTCCAATTTTTTAATTTTATTTATGTATATTTCTCCATTGGGGTCTGAAAAATGTATTTTAGCGAACGGTACATCCTTTTTGTAATTGCATGCATTTAATACTAAATCGTGTTCTAGTTCTATAACTTTCAAACTAAAATATATAGATTCAGAGGGTTGCCACTTAAAACATCCACGGTTTAACCCAACAATTATTGGAAGCTCGTTAGATATTAAGAATATTTCTTCTTCGTATTGCTTTAATGAATCGCTCAAACTAGAAATTCCTTGCATATAACTACATACTTCAAAAATTGGATTGTTTGTATGTGTTTTAAAATTTTGTGCTTCTAGTATCCTATCCATAAATGGATAATTATTAATTTTAATTCCAGATACATAAATGGTGTCGTATATAATTATTTTTCCATCGGGTGATATAGATATATCAAAAAGCGTATTGTTATAATAATCGCTATTACAATCTATTTCAATTGAGTGTATACTAAAATCTTTAAAAATTACATATGCCTTTTTATCACAGTTGCTATCTATAAATAAAAACAACAAGGCTCTTTTTTCATTTTTTGTGTTGGATTTATAATAGCAATACAAGAAGGTCTTTATTTTGAATATATCTTTTCTTTCTATGTAGTCACATATTTGATGAGGAAAAAAATGTGAATATTTTCCAAACCATAAATTATTAAGCAAAAATATAACTTTTCTCTTAATTGATTCGTCTTGGATTTCTATCATAGAATATAATTTAGATATTTATAATTATATTCTTTAAATTCTTTATTAAAATACATAAAGAATTGGCTTAATAATTATTTATAACTGATATGGGTTTAACCTTAAAAGAAAATATCTTAATCGGATTTCTAATAGATTTTTATAAAGATAGGATGCAAATTTTAAAAGACATAGTTTATCAAAATAATCCTTTAAGTTTACGTCTTATAGACTGGCTAATAACAAACTATTCGAAAAAATACAATGTAATATACCCTTTGTTTAAAAACGATGAAGAAATAGCATATTTTAACATATATTTAGATTATAAGAATCAATTAAAGGCTTATTCAAAAAAGTTTTTTGATCCGTTTTGTAGACAGAGAAGAATAATAATAGATTGTAAAGTTTTCTCGTGGTCAGAATACACAGAAGATGTAATTAATCTAGATAAAAATAATTATATAGTTACAACCGTAGGGCAGCTAAATTTTTTCAGATGGTTTTTAGAAAATAAAATATTTGAATATGCTATTTCAAATATTAAACTTATAGATTTTGATATGAGCAACGTTTTAATAAATAAGTTGAAAGGAAAAAGAATAGTTTTATCTCAGAATGCAGTTAAGGGAGTTTTTACAAGTCCTCAGAATGTTACTCTAAAATTTTAATATTTACATTATTATAAATGAGAAGATATTCAAATTTCGGAAAATACCCATTTGAAAAACCGCCCCCGATACCAATAGCAAATGAAAGAAATCTTGAATTTGAAAGATTACAAAGAGAAGTTCGAGAAGTTCAACGAATTAATGCTATTCACGATAGTTCCTTGGCTCTTGCTAGACAGGTTATTAAACGTATAAGAGACAATGTCAATGCAGAAATGTCCGGACATCGCATAATTCCTGCAACTGATCCGGTGTCTTTTGAAGTAAAGGTTATTTTACAAAATTTACGTACTACTTTTGAAACTTTTGAAAATATAAAAGCAGAAAAAGCAGCAAAAGATTTACTTTTACAAAATCAGGTTGTACAGCGAAGACTTCATAATCTTCGAATTCGTGACGAAGGAGTTGCAGAAAAAGCTAGAATCATGTTCGAAACTTTTTATAATTTAGTTTTTCCCGTTTTTAATATTTATTTAATGGACACTGTACTAATGGAAGGAATTCAAAATCCAAATCTTTTGATGGCACGTTCTAAAGAAATTGCTAAATATCTTGAATTGCTTATAGGATTTCAAGAGGATTTACGTAGAGCAGAACGCGGAGTATTCAATAATATTAATACATCTTCATTCGGTATGCCCGGTGGTGGTAGTCTTTCATTCACCGATAATTACGAACTACCTTTGCAGAAAATTAAACAGGGGAAAAAATTTTTAAAGTTTATTTATAAAAAAATCGAATCTGCGTCAAGTAAATTTTTAGATAAACTTTCTACTCTTAATTCACCTAATATGTGGAATAAACTTATTCTTGAGATGTTGATATATATAAAAGTTTTACGTACTTTGTATTATGATTTATCTGATCGAGTTGCAGCACAGAGCGGATTTGAAATTAGGCAATTCCATAGAGATTTGCGTAGAAGAAGTATGGCTACACTAGACGCAACGATACAAATCTACCGCACTCGTATTAATCAATTTGCTTTTGGAATCGTAGAAATATCGGAACAAGACCAAGATGTTCTTGAATTTCACGTAGCGCAAAGGCGCATTGTGGATATATCTGGACTTGTAACTTTTTACATACGAAAATTCGAGCGACACATTGACGAAACACCATATCCTAATAATGGGTATTATATTCTTAATGATATAAATAAATTTATCGGTGAAATGTTGGGACTTTTTGGTATGCCTCAAGAAATTATTATACATATTTAAATAATCTTTGGTATTAATAAATGAGAAATAGACACACCGTAAATTCAAATTTCGGTATGCTCAGAGGGGGTAGCCTTACGCGCGTTGCAAATTCAGCTTTAGCTTTACAAGCATTTAATAGTGACATTAAGTTTGTAATGTTTATTTATAAAAAACTGAAATCTAAATCAAGTGAATTCTTAGACAAATTATCTACTCTTAATATACCTGAAATACGTAGAAAAGTTATGGTTGAAACTTTAATTTATGT